CCCAATACTCAATATCGGAGATCTTATAATTCGCTTGCAGATATTCACGTGCTTGATTAGCTGTGTCCATTGTAGAATAGATACCAAGATTACTTCGTGCATAGCGTGTGCCTGTCCATTCATCACAGACAATTACGAATAAGCTTTTTGGTGCTTTCATTTAATTCTCCTCAATAAAAACTATCACGATAACTATCAACTTCCTGCTGTACATATTCTTGATATTCTTCATCAAGATCACGCATTTGCTGATAGTATTCTTTGTCAGAAATCAATCCTTCAGTGTGATCCTGTTGGATTTGTTCTGATGCTTTGTCGTACCAATTGTTCATTTATTCAAATACTCCCAATAAAGTGATGGATTACGTTCTGTATAGAAATACTCCCACAACCCTGTCTTCTGCCAATGCCTCAGCGTCAGGAGGCTGTCCAACACTGTAGTCTTATACCTTGCACCAACATACCAATATTCAGGGAACAATGCAAGATATTCTTTCTCTGTGTAGTACGAGAGGAATACTTTGTCTTCTTCGTTTAGGCGGTGTCCTGATAGGTATTTCTCCCACCACTCGTATTTGGGAGTGCTAGTAAACCACTTCTTAAACCAAGAGTCACTTAGCATTTCAATCCCTCAATATAATCAAACATTTCTGAATAACTTGGACGTTCCCAAATCAGTTCACAATCACTTTCTAGGTTGAGCATACCAGACAAATTCTTTACAGTGTAGACTTTCATTATATCAGAGTCTGAATAGCTCGTACTAAGAAGATCCTCTGTAAACTCACAGCTACTGTAACAGCTTGTTGAGAACAATAGAACACCAGAACGAGAGTCGTTGAGGACAACGTACATTATGCCATTACGAAGCTCTACTCTGTCACCAGACTTAAGCATGGATTTTGTGAATCGTTTCATTTATCACCTCAAATTAATAATTCATACAGCAAAGATTAAACCTAAAACGAACCAATGTCAAACCCTTTCTAAGTCTTTCTGATTATAAGGGAACGCCTCTACAGACCTTTAAAATCAAGCCTTCCAGAAAAAAGTGGGAAACAAGATCTACCACTTTCTTTAGCTACCATTCAACCAGTCTGTCAGGAGTCTCTTCATTCTACTGTTCAAAATACACAGTTGCAGAGGTTCATCGTTACGAATACAAGTCCTAAAGATCCATTGTACCATCTCAGATAAAGCAAACATATCATCATCTGGTGGTGTACCATAATCCTGTAAGTAAGCTTTAATAGCTGTATTTACATAACGATTATAAGCATGTACAGCAATTGATTTATGTGACCACATATTAGTTGCTTTAGTACCACAATAAATCCAGTCCACATCTTTAGGCATCTTCTTGTGTATAATATTACGTTTCAATCTTTCTTCTTTCACATACTCGTAATCAGCTAAAGACTTAGGAGCTGTAAAGATAAAACTTTCTTTATCTCCAAACTTACGGTAAACAGAGAAAATAGCATTTGAAATCCTTTCTAAATCTGCTGTAGTAGCGTTCTTACTATACCAAGTTGAAGACATACTGAGATTAGAAACAGCTTTTGTAGTTGTTGTATCAATAAAAGTAATAAGGCTTTTAGCTTTTGTTAACACATCTTTTGTTGTCTTAGGTGGTATTACTTCTTTAAACGGTACAATCTCAATCCCTTTAAGATCCATAAAGGATTCCATTACACTGCCTTTAAAGAGATATGTAAGGAGAATAACACGTCTTGAAGATTGCACTAACTCAATCGGTAAGTGTACAACCATGATCTTACGATCACGTTTAGCACAGTACAGCATACCTAGATCAGACATCCTTTTAAGTTTGCTGTATGCCGTATCATTCATTTCATTATCATCATACCACTGCCAAACTACACGACCTAGATTGTCTTCCTCTACTCTGATGTGTCCAGCTTTCTCAAGTGATACAATATCATCACGGCTGTAGTTACCTTTGTACGGCTCAATAAAAGCTACTTCCTCATCTACAATCAATACATATTCATGTTTACGTATTAGTGCCAAGTGTTGCTTTGTTAAGTCAGTAAACAATGAGTGTGTAAAGGAAACGTTACAACCCTCTTCAAGAAGTTTAAGAAGGTGTTGACCTTTAGTCTTATACTCTTCCGTGCAAGGGTATGTAAATTCCAATGCTTGGCAAGCTGTAGGGATACGTTCTTCTACCTCAGTCAGCATTGGGCTAACGTAAAGGTATTTGTTCTGAGGATTATTCAGCATCCACTGAATGACACCCTGTGTCTTACCACTTCCCATGATTGAATCGAGAAGTTCAATTTTAGTCTGCACTTTCATTTCCTCGCTTGACACTCAAATTCATAAGTGAATTGTCTCATATCTCAGACTACAGGTGCAAGTCAAATTATCTTTTGTTCAGGCTGTTTAGAGAATATTTATCTTTATTCTCCTCCCTCCAACACCCTCAACATCTCTTCAAGACCCTCCCTACTCAGTCACAATGGAATTGTCCCCACGGGGACTTCATCATTCGTGTGATAGATGATAATTGCATTACCTATCTTGTCCCAATCTTTACCATTGTCTGTGTTCATTTCAATTTCTCCAAAAACTTATTGACAAGACTCTCATCCTCAGATTTAAAGATAACCTTCTGGTAATTCCTATCATCCCCATAATTACTAGGCCATTCCATTTCAAACTGTGTCCAGTGTTTGACAAGCTGATACTGGATATATGGCTTACCAATCCAAGGAGTTTTCAATTCTGTTTTTACTGTGTAATATGTGCTAGTCATCACGCTTTCCCCTCCCCAAGCTTAAGTTTCTCTCCAGAAGATGTGTCAATGATTTTAAATTTGTTTTTCATTTAGTCTGCTTCCAAGGTAGTTCAGGTTTCTCAATAGGAGATTCTGACCAGTAAAGAATGTCACTAGGTTCAATCATATACTGCTGACCAGTTGCATAGATTTCATTCTCTCGTTGTGTCACAATGACAAGTTCAGGATACTCATAACCTTTCCAAACCACCCAATACCAACCTGCAACTTTCGGCACATCTAAAGACCATTTCATAACAACCTCCTCAATTAATGTAGGCCAATCATAACAGATCAAGGGGTGAAGTCAAGAGGGGATAGCGAATAAATTCACTGAGAAGGGGTGGGAGAAATTTATTGGGAGGAGGGTTGACAGAGGGATTCGATCGTGTAGAATGTGACGTATCAACCAACAGGAGCAACACAAATGACTAACGAAACCAACTCAGTTAATGTACCAGAAGAACCTACAGAAGAAATGCTTCGTGCTATGCTAGCAGTACGCTGGCCTGCAACCTACCGAGATTGCTTGCGTTCTCCCCACAACGGCCCGCAGACAGCCAAACAGACAGAAATTGACATCGCTGTAGTGGTCAAGCAGTATAAGGCAGCATTGGCAGTGATAAAAAAGGCTAACACAGAGCTTTAACCTCTCAATGTCGCTGACATTTCGAAGAAACAATACACGTATGTGGTGTATGCAAGATTAATTTAAATATAGGGTGGAGAGAAAGATGAATTTGCACAATGAAATTATGAATATTCAGATTGACAGGGTTAGGATGCTAGATCAGCTAAACTTTGTGTCTGATTACAATACAGCTTATAAGCTAGGACATCGTGACGCACGCCATTCTGCTGCTGAATTATCTTTGAAGGCTGAAGCTCGGATTGAGGAGTTGGAAGAAATGCTAAAGGAAGTCTTTACTGATTCAGGCTTTCGTTGCCTGTGTGAAGAACTGCAAAATAAAATCTCGGAGACTGTATAATGACTAACAAAATTACAGCATATAAAGAGCTACTGAAAGTAGTAAAGAAACACTCTGAAGCATTTGACCGTGAGAGTGTAACACTGTCCCCGGAACATCTTAAGTCTGTTGTGCAGGCTCTTGAAGTGAGTGAACGTTTCGGTATCCCTTTGCAAGGTATTCAATCTGGCACACATCTTCGTGTAAAGAATGTCTATGATGACTGGACAGGGCTGAGTCTGTTTGGTGAGAAACATGGCCGTACAATTGGTTGCCCGGATAATGGTAAGCAGCCTAAAGATGAGTGGTTGTTCAAGATTAGCTTTCCTTGTGGTGCGTACACATTTGGAGGAGATGGTTTGTGGAATAAGAGTTACCCTAAGAAAACATTTGATGCATTCTTTGAAGAGTTGAAAGCTTATGGAACTGCATTCTCTGATACAATGAATAATGCTTTGTACTTTCGTGAAGATAATTCTAAAGTAGTTTATGAAGCTTTCTGGGGTTTGTTCAATAAATATAAAGCAATGGTTGCTGATGAGCTGAAAGAGCAGCGTAAACAAGAATTGGTTAAAGAGCTTGAAGCTTTGGAGGTTAACTGATGAAATACGTAAAGAACATTGACGAAGCTTTCTCATTTGTAAAAGGATTGGTCGTAGCCCTAGAAAAGAAAGCAGAAAGTAACATTCCTTCTGTGATGAAACTAAATAAAATCACAATGCCATCAGTGACTAACACATATGCAGCTAATGCTTTCAAATATGGAAGCAGTTATTATGAGCGTGACCCTAAGACTATTGAGGAAGTTGAGAGCAAGCTCTCTTCATTGCTTGAGAAAGCTGAAGTAGAACGTCTTAAAGTAGTAGCTGAACACGAAGCCAACCTTCCAGCGATTGAGAACAATCAGAAAGTACGTGAAAAGATTAGCCAGATTATGAAGGATATTGGCATCCCCAATAATTATTCTACCTCTGAATTCAAGACTCAACGTTCACGCACAAAGACTACAACAACTCACTCTGCTGGATACCTTGGGGACTTGCAGCGCAATGTCCCTGTGAGTGATGAAAGTGAGCGTATGTTAACGCTAATTAAGAGTGCTGTAGACTCGCTAAAGCGTCATGCTGACACACTCAAGGCTAACATGCGCAAAGAGCTGCAAGAGGCAGAAAAGACCGAGAAAGCCAAGAAAGAAATCCTTGCTAAAGCTCGTCTTCAGGTTAAGTATAACCTTGATGAAGACTTTGAATGGTCTGATGTGTTGGATGTCCTTGACAAGAAAGATAAATACTTTATGCTTGCTCGTGCTGGTGAAGAGACTCGTGGATATTGGGGTGAAGGCTTTGGTAAAGTTGAATATGCTCTAGATCGCTTTGTAGTGGAAACAGAAGAAGACAAAGAGATTGAAAAAGAGTATGTTGAAATCCTTGAAGAGCACAACAATGGTGATTGCGAGGATGGGCGCATATTCCGTGATACTCAATATTCTTACTCTTTCCTGTATGGCAAAGTAAGTGAAGAAATCATGAAAGATTATGAAACTTTGAAGGAATACTACAGTGTCTATGATTAACATTGCTAAAGATTATCGTAAATATTCTAGTGAAGAGCTTAGGGATATGGCTTATCGTGGAATTCTTGAGGCTAATGGTCTGGACATCTCCGATTTTCTAGAGTACATCTTTCAAGACATGATCTCTCAAAACGATGTAGACAAAGCAATTGAAGAAGCTGAAAAGAATTGCGAATGTGATTGCAGTGATGAGGAAGATGGAGTATATTTAAAGGATCAGGTGAAAAGGGCTATTGCGATTCTTGAAGATGGGTTGGAATAATGACAAATTATAAAGTAGAATATTATCTAAGCCACAAAATACTCGGAGAGAAAGAAGTAACCAAAGAAGAATACATCAAAGCTGAGCGAGCAGCAGGGTTTTACCCTAAGAGTGGTAATCCTAATGATTGTGCTACAGGTGGATTTGGTGGAGATGGGTTGCGTGGTTCTGTGAAGTATGTTAAGATTGAAGAGGTTTTGGAATAAATTAGGTTGAGGGGAGAATGATGTGAGTAACAAATACGATATTGATACATCACATGAACACAAAACAGGATGTCCGCGTTGTATTAGAAAGGGCGAAGATAAGTCTAGGAACAATCTGCACGTCTATGGAGAAGGTAAGGGGGCTTTCTGCTGGGCGTGTGAATTTACTATTCCAAGTGACGAATGGCTTGCCGAACATGGTGAGATTAAAGATGAAGAAGAGGAGTTTGTAGTGGGAAGTTATTTCGATCTAGAAGTTAATGAAAAGATTAAGAAACAAACGGGGACAGACAGTAAAGGTTATCGGGGAATTCGTAGTGATATTTCCCGTCCTTTTGGTGTTCGTTATTCTTATGATGAGGCTGACGGGAGTGTGGCAGCAACTTACTACCCAACTACTCAGAACTATGAGATTTCAGGTTATAAGGTTAGACATCACCCCAAGCGATTTGAGGCAATTGGTGAAAGCGGGAAGAATTGCGAGTTATTTTTGCAGTTTGCATTTAAGAACACGACCGAGCAACGGGTTGTAATTGCTGCTGGTGAAATTGACGCCCTCAGTTGTTTCCAAATGCTGGCTGACTATCAGAAAACAAAAGGTTATGAACCAATTCCAGTTGTAAGTTCAACCATTGGTGAGGCTGGCACAGCAAAGCAGATTCAAGCTCAATATGAGTGGTTTTCTCGATTCACCAAGATCATCATTTGTGCAGATCAAGATGAGGCAGGTAAGAAAGCTGTAGATAAGATTGCAAAAGTTCTGCCCAAGGGTAAAGTTTTTGTAATGAATCTGTCAATGAAAGATGCAAATGAGCTTTTGATGGCAGGCCGTGAGAAACAATTTGTTAATTCGTTTTTTACAGCTAATTCCTACACCCCGGATGGTATTGTGGGCAGCGGTGAGCTGATGGATCGGATTAAGGAAGCTGCACTGGTTCCTCGTATTCCGTTGCCACCTTTTATGCATCGTCTCCAAACTCTGATGGCTGGGGGGATTCCACTTGGAACCATCCTAACTATGGGGTCAATGAGTGGTGCAGGTAAGTCAACTATCTCAGAGGAAATGGTTTACTACTGGGTTTTCAATAGTCCTCATAAAATCGGGATCGTGAGTCTGGAAAGTGATTGTGCCCAGTATGGTACAAAAATTCTCTCTCGGCATATTAGTAAGAAGATTGACCTTATTGATGATTCTCAGTTAAAGGTTAACTTCCTTAACTCTGATGAGGTTGAAGAAAAAGCAAATGAACTATTCCGAAACAATGACGGTTCACACCGTTTCCACTTGATTGATGAACGGGACGGCGGGCTTGATAGTCTTAAAAATCAGATCATGGAATTGATTGTTGCATGTGATTGTCGTGTGTTGATTCTTGACCCACTGACTGATGTTCTTGATGGAATGAGTAATGATGAGCAGTCAGTATTTATGAAGTGGCTGAAGGGAATGGTGAAGAGTCACCAAGTTACTTTTATTCTGATTAGTCATGTTCGCAAGAGTTCGTCAGGAGCAAAAGCAAACTCAACAGGGGCAGATTTGCACGAAGAGGATTTCATGGGCTCATCTTCGATTTTTAAGAGTAGTGCATGTAACTTACTGTTTACTCGGAACAAGGAACACGAGGATGATGTACTTAGGAACGTAACTACAATGAAAATGACTAAATGTCGTTGGACCGGGCGGACTGCACCAATTGCGGGACAGTTCTTTTATTCAAATGAAACACACACACTTTCTGATTATGAAGATTGGTTGTTGGAAAATCCACAGGAGTTTTAATGGGCAAGAAGATTGATTTAACAGGGCAGGAATTTCACAGAGTAAAAGTCATTGCTGAGGGTGGGAGAGACAAACACGGGCAAGTCAGGTGGGATTGCTTGTGCAGTTGTGGGAAGGAATTTACAACTAATGGAGCTAATCTGCGTAATGGACATACCAAATCTTGTGGCTGTTTAACAAGAGAGAAGATTGGTCAAGTAAACTTCTTCCATGGATTATATGGAACACCGATGTATAAAATTTGGCGAGGTATGATATCCAGATGCTATGTAAAATCTCATACCAGTTATCCGCGATATGGAGCAGTTGGTGTATATGTCTGTGAAAGATGGATGGAGCCGCAGGGTCAAGGTCTGTTGAACTTTATTGAAGATATGGGTGATCGCCCCGAAGGTTATCAACTCAACCGAAAAGGAGCAGCCAAGGAATACAGTAAGGACAATTGTGAATGGGTAAATCTTTCTCTCCAAGCCTATGACAAAGGTAAAATCAGAACCAATACATCTGGCCGTACAGGCGTTAATTTTGATATTGATTGCCAACTCTGGACTGCCCAGCTTAATAAGGAGGGGAAGGTTTATAAGAAAAGATTTGCTACTTTTGAGGAAGCATGCCAATATAGGGAAGCTCTTGAATTAGAACATTTTGGATTTACTAAGGAGTAACAAATGCTAGGCGAGAATGAGATTGTGCTCGATATTGAGGCAGATGGATTTATTTTTGAGTCCACAAAGGTTTGGACAATTTGTGCAACCAATATTCAAAGTGGAGAAAAGATTAAGGTAAATCCTTTTAAAGATGAGTCTGCCAAAGATCAGCTAATCTCATTCATCTTTAAAAAGCCTAATCCTGTAGTGATAGGCCACTTTATTCTTGGCTATGACATGTTCGTGTTGCAGAATATTGTAGATATCAATTTCTCTGTTGGGAAAGATACGATTGAAGGGAAAGCTGTCCAGTTTGTAGATACGCTGTATTTAAGCATGTTTCTTAACCCTGACCGTGTTGGACACAGCGTTGAAGCATTTGGTGAAACTCTTGGACTGCCTAAGATTGATTGGCGTGAGAAGGCAATCGAACTTGGCCTGATTGAAAGGGATAGTCCTAAGGGACAGGAGTTCATGCAATGGCACCCAGAGATGGATGTCTATTGTGAGCGGGACACCGACGTAAACGTCTTATTGTATCAGTACCTTGAAAAAGAATGGAAGGATGTTTATGGGAAAGATTTCACAATCACAGATGCGTTTAAGTGTGGTCAGAAGTCTTTCTACCTGATGTCTTGCCAAGAGCTTACAGGCTTCAAATTCGATGTTGAAGGGGGCTTGAAGCTTAGAGAACGCATTGGCATTATGATGGAAGAGATTCGTGCTGAAGTAGAGCCTAAACTTCCTCCAAGGGCTTTGAAGAAGTCTGAGGAAAAGTATTACAGTATGCCCGCTAAGCCTTGGAAGAAATCAGGGGACTATTCTTCAGCATGGGAAAAGTTTGTTGAGAAGCATAATGGAGTTCTGGATACAAACACAGGCTTGTGGGAATTCTATGGTGAAAAGTATCTCGTAGTTGCAGGCTCAATGCTCAATATTAAACTTCCAATGGAGATGGCTAACCAAGATCAGATGAAAGATTGGTTTCTTGAACAGGGCTGGAAACCCACGCTCTGGAATTTCCAACGTGGCCCAGACGGCAAGCCAATGCGTGATCCTAAGACGCGGCAATTGATTCAGACAAGTCCAAAGATTCAAGAGCAAGGCAAGATTTGCCCTAACCTTATGAAACTTGAAGGCGCTATTGTCAAGTTGGTGGTAAAGTGGTTGAGTCTTCGTAATCGTCAATCTGTACTGGAAGGTTGGCTTACTAATGATCGTTTGCAGATGGATGGTCGTATCGGGGCAGGCCGTAGTGGTATCGCTGCGACTCATCGCCAAAAGCATAAAACTGTTGTGAACGTCCCAAAAGCATCTGAAAAGGTATTGCTTGGTAAAGAGTTCCGTTCCCTATGGATTTCAGAGGATGGAATGCTTATTGCTGCTGGGGATGCTGCTGCATTAGAGGGGCGGGTCCAAGGACACTACTGTTTTAAATATGATGGTGGGGCTACTGCTGAAGAATTGTTGAAAGGGGATGTTCATTCAAAGAATGCACGCTTTGCTTTCTATGATCATATTCCTGAAGTTAGTCAATTTGACATTAGTTCAGCCGACTTTAGCAAAGACAATCCAGTCTTCAAACCTTATAGGGATTGGAGTAAAAACGGATACTATGCCTGTATGTATGGCTGTGCAGGACCGAAACTAGCTGCTACACTTGGTATCCCTGTTAAGATGGGGAATGACAAGTTGGAAGCTTTTTGGGAGGCAAATCCCGCTACAAAAGCCTTGAAAGAGAACTTGGAAAAGTATTGGACAAGTACAGGACGTGAGAAGTATCTTCCTGCAATTGATGGGCGTATGCTTTGCACCCGTAAGAAGTCTGCACTGCTCAATACAATTTTTCAAAGCTGTGGTGGTATTTCAATGGATTATGCGCTATGCTTCATGGACGCATGGCTTGGTGGGTTGAAGTGGAAAGATCGCAAACCTTACTACACCTACAAAGGACACCTTGTTCGTCGTATTGGATATTGGCATGATGAAGCAGAATTTGAGTGTGATGAGGTTATTGCTGAGGAAATTGGACAGATGATTGAAAAAGCAATTGAAAAAGCTGGACAGTACCTGAAACTTAAAGTACCATTAGCGGGTGAAGCAAAGACGGGAAAATCGTGGATGGAAACTCACTAAGCT